CCAACAAACCTAAAGTTTGGCAAAACGGGTAGTTTTTCTTGTAATTTTTGCAAGTTCTTCTCATTCTCCTAAATTAACTATTTGTTGCTGTAACTTAATAATTGCTTGTTTGACCCGTGCTATCTGTACTGGATCACGGCTTTGTTTTAAAACAACCTGCTGCCAGTACAGGCTGTTCTCTAATGTTTTAATGGTCATTTTATTTACCCTTTAAATAAACAATGCCAGCTTGTAACCGTAACTCATCATCAAGAGTATTTAAAAAACGACACATTTTTAAAGCCTTGACCATATTTTTAATGGCATATTTTGGTTGATTACCAATGATTTTTTTTGCTAGTTCATAGTTCATGTCATTCCCCTTGAGCAACCAGTTTGCCAACACAGCCCTGACCGTACCCGTCATCGCCCATACTGTAAACGGTAGAAGCGGTTTTGCTTGATTTTGTTTCACAGAAGCTAACTTCTGAGGCTTCAGTTGCTACTTGTGAAGCAAAATATCTGTTGCTTTGCAAATAAACTTGATTACAACCTTTTATATAAGCACCGCTGTAAACGCTATCAACTATTTCAAAGGCTTCTTCTACGGCATATTTGATGGCAACTTCATTAGCCATTTTGGTTAAAAACTCAACGCTGTAATTTCTTTTAACAAAAATAAAGTCAGCACCAAATCTAACTTCTTCACCGTTTAGGTTTGCATAGCAAGAGCCTTTATAGTCAATCATGCCGTCAAAATAAGCACCTTTAAAGTTTGAAATAACGCTTTCAACTTGCTTTTCTGTAGGGCCGTCTTTGTATTTGATGTTGATGCTTGCACCGCCAGCATAACTATCGCTTGTAACGCTGAACTTTACGCCAGCAAATGATTCTTTGAGTGATGCTCTAACCAATTTTGCTGTGTCAACTACGCTGATATATTTCATTTGAAACTCCTTTTTCTATCTCACTCCCCAATGGAGTAACTCCAGTTTACTTAAGTTATCTTAACAATGCAACAGATAAATAATAACCTTACAAAAAAGTGGGGTACTTGCGGGGCTAATGTATGTGAAGCATAAAGCCCGCTTTCCCCCTTCCCGTGAAGGAAGTCCTATTATATTCCGTTCTTTATTTGGTACACACGCAGTAAATGTTCAAAGCATTCCCAGCCCTTTTGAAGCCGATCCTGCTCTATTTCTATCAATTTGACCTGATCGGTTGTACCGTTAACAAAGACGATAGCGCACCTAGCCGTTGGTACTCCAAGACCTTCACGGTAGGCAGCTAACTGCATCTCATGTTCAAAGTACACATCTACCTTATCCAAGTCGGTATCTTTAGTCTTAAAATCGACTATAAAGCCCGTCTTAGCCATCAAGTCGCATTTACCACCATACCCTAGCGGGTGGGCAAAAGACTTCTCTGAGAGCCATAATTGCTTGCCAAAGGCATTTTCTAAAGTTTCTAGAATTTTATTGATGTACGGTGGCTTTTCGGGTATATAAACACCCTCAAACCAAGTTTGGATGATGGCGTGAATTGCAGTCCCTCGTTCCGCAGCTTCCCTGCCCGTAGCTTTACTATCCTGCATTACCCTAGTTAACCAATCAGACTCAGGTTCGTTAGGCAATCTAGGCAGGGTTAGGGCAGCTAAGAGGACTTGTTGTTGCTTCCATGTATCAAGCCCTGCTTTTGATAGCATTCCGTTAATTGTTGTAACACTTGGCAGAAGTCCGAGCTTCCGTGCGTCACGGAGCGTTGTTGCCCGTTCCCCAGTTTTGCCGATAGTTGTATAGGCTGGACTACCATCTTTCTTGTACCAATGACCTGATTCACTTAATTTCTCCTTAACTATCATAATTACCCCTTAAAATGGAATGTCATCAGGTAAATTATTGTCTATCTTAGGAACATTTTTTTCACGCTCCTGTTGACCCCGCCACTCGCTACTCTCCGCTATCTTTTCCTTATAGTACTTAGGTAGCGCATCGTATTCTTCTTGTTTAAAACTTTGTATCCAAAAGATTTTGGTAGGGTTGATGCCTTCAGGCTGGGCGTTACGAAGTGCGCTAGGTACAGGGCTAATGCCGCTAATGTTAGCGTACTTACCATCTTCCGAGTGCGTAATATTAACCATGCAAAACTTACCCAGTAAGCCTTTTAGGTCAAAGTTTTTACGATCTTCTGCGGTCATTTTTTTATTTGACCACGCCTCTAAATCTTGGCGTAACCGTGCCTGATCGCCTAAACTGACTGTATACCGCTTAGATACGATTAATGGCTTACCATCGTCTGTTTTTAGTGGTAGCCCTGCATCATCATCCCCGTGCAGTTCCCAAGTCAATACGACCTTGTGCATGATCTTGGTTTCTCCAGCCCATTCGGTAGCTTGGTGACCCAAGTCGATGACGGAATAAAGCCGTGCCATATGCAGGCCAGCAGGGGCAATCTTAAAATCTCGTTGAGTATCAGAAATAATCATTTTTTCTCTTTCGTTAATAGGTTTCTCACAACATTGCGGCAATAAGCATTAGCGGCATTACCATCTGAATCGCTAATCTGAAGTCGTGTTACATCAGCAAATTCAGGGTTAAAGACCTTTAATGACCGTGCTAATAAATCGGTTTTATCGTTTGAAAATGCCCTGCCATCTGTTACCTGTCTAATAAAAGCATGAGCAATATTAGGTAAGTCATTAAACTTCTGATTGCACAGGTTTGCGTACAGTTCCTTAATGTATTGTTGGTTATAACCCTCAAGAATTAAACAAACTGCCGCAGTCCTAACCATTGCTGAAGAATAAACCTTGATATTCTTACCGCAATACTCCGTTAGGTTGTCAGATACCTCGCCCACGCCCGTGTTATAGATTTCAAGGCATTGTTCTGCGCTTGTGTTTGAGTTACCGCTATAAATCAACCTAGACAGCACACGGCAAATCTCTGCGGTTTTGGGAGAAACACCCGTAAGGTCAGATAAAGTCCTCTTAATGCCGTTATCTAATACCTTGTAAGCATCATCCCTGACCCCAGTAGTTACCATCATTTCTACGGGTATATTGGCTTCTATGATAGCTTCTAAACGGTGTTGCCCATCAATCAATTTGCCTGATTTTGTAATTCCTACACCTTGATGGGTAGGTATCCACTCACCACGCTTAATTTGACCAGCAAGACCTGTCACCCACCAACCACGCTTATTGCGGTTATCGGTATTTTTTGCTAAATATTCTTTTGCCATTTCAGGCGTTACTAATTGGACTTGTGGGTTCATGCTGTTCTCCCATATGGGTTTAAGTCGTTAAATACACCCTGTAAGAAATCACGCTGACGATTAACTGGCGCAAAGCCACAGCCATAGCGCAGTAGGTCAATTTGTTCTTTAGATAAGTCTGTGCCACCTTCTAGCACATTAAAGATGCGTTCAAGTTCACCTTGAAGCTGTAGTAAGTCATTGGTTTGCGATTCTATTTCACTCATTTGAGTTCTCCTATTAACACAGCATATGCTGTACAACCATATTAACCTAACTTAATAAATAATGCAAGAAATATGTTAAGATAACTTATGAACTCAATTGCTATCATTCGTCTACTTGGTGGGCCAACCAAGGTTGCTAAGTTGCTAAATATTAGCGTTCCTGCCGTATCCATGTGGCAGAACGGGGATATTCCATACGACAAGCTGGTAATCTTAGCTGCCACCCTTGAGCAACAAAGCCACGGATTAGTTAGCAGAAAGACCTTATTCCCTAAAAATTATAAGTTGATATGGCCTGAATTAGATTGATGTATACTATGTGGGCAGATTGATACCTGTGTTGTTGTAATCCACAAGACCCTATAGGGTAGCTTTGAGCATTTAGCAAAAGTCGTGGATTCTTTTGTTAAGTGGTATCAACTTAGAGCTACCTTATGGGGTTTTTCTATTTCTGCCTAGCCCGTACTCATTGGTGTTGCTACGGTAAAGGCTGTAAATACCCCTAGAAACCACTAGCGCAATTGCGCCTCATTTAGCTGTATTGCTTGGCTACCTAAGAGAACCGTACTGTACGGATAGACCGATGATGTGATAAAGACAGACCTAGGCACGACAAAGACATCGAAGCAATATATACACCTCAGAACTCAGCAAGACTGACAAGCTATTCCTCATAGTAGGGATAGCTATGCCCTTGAATCTTGCAATCCTGACAAAAAAACAACACTAGGGAAAGTACCTATAAAATAGTTCTTGCAATAGTTAAGATAACTTAATAAACTGGTGTTACTCAATTAAGAGTGAGATAGAAAAAGGAGCAACAAAATGAAATTAGTCGAAATCTACAAACAAGAAGAACGCTATAACCCACGCATCAAAGCTACTGTTGGCGGTGCTTGGATTGGCGTATTAGCTAATGGAGATGAGTTCCCAATTTGTGCAGATTACCAAGCCAAAAGTGCAGAATACGCCCGTTTGATTTATGAAGAAGATCAACGCCAATCAGACCGTTTTGATTACACAAACAAATACGACAGATAGTTAAAAAGCCCCTACGGGGGCTACTTTATATGATCGAAACCATAACAACCGTTTTCCTAATAGCGACATTTATCATTTCTATTGCAGTTATGATAAGTGCCGCTTTTTTCTATTACTGGATGGATAAATGACCTTTCTCGTTGCCAACATACCCCCTGTCAAGTGCTTTGTACGCAGGGAGTTCCTTTATAACCACGAGCAAGGACAGGGAGAACTAGAACCTTGTGTATGGATGACTGCCAAGGCCATCAAGGGTCAAGCCTTTCGTATAGAGTCTAT